ACAACCGAATTAACATCAGGTAATAGGCCAGTTCAAGATTTTGTGGGCGAGAATGTATACGAAGACCCATTCAGCGAGACAAACAAAAACGGTAACAAGTTTGTTAACGAATATGCATGTCAATATACTCCATCAAACTATTCAAATCTATCTAGAGGAATGTTCACAATTCCTAATGTTGGATCACACATTTGGGTATTCTTTGCAGAAGGTAATCCAAACCTTCCTGTATATTTTGCTGCTTCACATGGAAAAGAAGATTGGGAAAAGATATATAGCTTAGACCAAAAAGAAGAGAAAGAATTTACATCAGTAGATTATCCTGGAGCATATGAGAACAAGAGTGCTAGTGAAACCGCAGAAGCTTCAGATAAGAGAACCTTTAGGTCGAAGACTGTATTCAACAGTAACAAACATAGCATAGAACTTATAGATACTGACAATAGAGAAATTCTAAAGATGACGCATTTCTCTGGTTCGTTTAAGGAATTTTGTAATCATGCAAACATCGAACTTGCAGCTAACAACGATCAGAAGATGGTTATTGGTGACCAATTTTATAGTGTCCAAAAGAACCAAAGTATATATGTTGGAAATACACAAGAGCTAATAGTTGTTCGTGATAGATATAAAACTATTGGACCTAAAAAGTATGAAAACGCAAAAAAGATATTAAATGATATTCTTAGACCTATTCATGAGTACAAACGACTCTTCGATGGTAAGAGAGCCAACAAAGATACTCCTGGTGAGGTATCTAACCATCAATCAAGGGATGGAGTTTTTACAACATGTCCTGTATGTAATGGAATTCCGTATACTCCAGAAGTATGGAATATACAACCAGTTAACTTTTCAAGTCCACCAGTAACACAAGCTACTCTTGACCTTGGTGGATTCACAGCATTAATTAACCAGGTTGGATATTTTAAAGGTTCGCCTTGTGCAGTATGTAACCCTGAAAATAGTGGTTCAATAGGTGCAGGACTTGTTCAAGGTAATAAGGGATTTAGTCCATCAACACAAGATGGTATATGGGTTCCTGATCCACTAAAATTACCTGGAGGGCCAATGGATATATTAATGGCTTCAACGTATCCTGATCTTATGAATTTACAAAAAACTCTTGGTGAGGGTGATGAAATTTCTGTAATAGCCAAGAACAAAGTAGAGAACGTTGGTCTTGTAATGAATGACCTTAAATCATTCCGAGTTGATCCTATCGGTAAGCTCAGAATTGATGGTGTTAATGTTGCCCTTGAAGGAACATACGAAACATTTAAGACATCACCTCATGTAGAATATGTTGATGTTGATGATGTTCCTGGTGGTGATTATAACTTGACCTGTGGAAATAAGTACAAACTTCTTGTTGGTGCCAAAGGTATTAACATCAAAACTTTTGGTTCTATGGATATGTATGGAACAATTGTAAACTTGATTGGTGAACAGGTAAATATATCATCACAGAATGAAGTTCTTATTGACGGTGGTGAACGTTTCTCTATTCGTGCTAGAAAGATTTCACTTATTCCTATTGAGCACCAGCCAGTTGTTATTGATGGACAGATGCATGTTACTAGAAATACCATTATTGGAGGTGGACTTTTTGTAGTGGGTGAAGTTGGTATGTTACATATGACTACACCATACGAATTTTATACAACAGAGCCAGCAACTGGTAATGCAGTAACATTACCAGCATTTGGTCCGGTAGCACATTCCCATATTATTCCTCCTCATACTCATATGTACAAGCATAGTGCTGTTACATTCCTAACAGCTAGAGAAGCTGTAAGAGATAGCATAAGGACGCAGGGTGCCGAAGATGGCTAATCCACAATTTATAAATAGAACAAGCGAAGCTCCAGAACCTGATTATATTGCTCAGGCTAATGAGCAGATCAAGAAAAACGGCACAATTGACCCTAATAGCCCTACATATAAAGATGCCATTGACCAGTATAATGCTGGCCTTATTAAAGGCTCTGTGGAGCGTCTAGAGGTACCTAAAGGGATCTGTGGTTATATTGATCCCAATACAGGAGAATTTAGGGTAGAGCCTGACCCAATAGCTAGTGATCTTAAGAGTAGTACGCTATATCCAGATAATATAGTCAATTCAGAAGATGTTCCAGATTCGGTAATCACACCATATCCTATTGATTGTCAGCTAAGTGTTGGCCTTCCAGGATCATATGAATATACGACAACCTCTGGTGTTTGTCCAGATATAGAAGATGGCGATGGTGCGTGTAGTGGTATTTTGTGGTTTTCTGGTGGTGGAACAGGAACTGAAGCTGGTACAGCGGTACTTGATCAACCTATATGTGGCACAGGCCCTGGTATAAATTCTAATAGTGGTTTAGCTGTATCGAGCCCAGTTGGTGGTGTTAACAATACACAAATTCCAGATGAAGTATGGAATCTGGCCGACGCTACCGCTCATGGTGCATATTCAAAACCTGGATATGTCTCGTTTAATATTTCAAATAAGATTGGTACAATTCTAACATATGACCTGTTCTATAATGTAAATGATTTGGGTGATGGAAGTGGTGGAAGTGGAAGTGGTGGAAGTAGAATTGACTTTGCTAATGATACAAACTTAATAGGTACGTATGCTTTTCCTGCAACATCAGGACCACCAGTACCAGAAGGGGGTGGAGCAGATTACTTTAAACAATCTGGATTACGAATTTCTGTATCTTGGGATACTAAGTCAGAGGAAATTAAGGGTGAGGCAGTTATCTTTAGAATGTGGACATATGAAGCTCCAGATGGACGTAGATAGAAGTTAATTACCACCATTAATCATACGCATAAAGACGTATCTAAGAAGCTCAACGATTGAATCATCATCTCTATCAGATTTAGCATGACGGATTATTGTTCTCTTGCCATTTACACCATATCCAAGTAGCATATAAGAATCAAAGAACTCAGAAAGAATTGTTTTAACACTATCTATTTCGTCTTCTGTTTCTAAACGTTTATATGCTTCTTGAATTATCTCGGTAGACAATTCTTCTGTGTCCTGTCCACCTACCATTTTACTGACTAGTTCTTGTAAATCAATCTTAACATATTCAGTATTAGCAGGTGGTGTTGCCGCTTCAAGAGAATTGGCAGAAGCTGCTAATCTCTTTTCGGTCTTCTCTGTAGGTTTTGATAAAGGTGCCTTCATAAGAATATTTATTACAAAAGCACCATTAATCAAGCGTTATTTAGAATTATTATCACGCTTTGGACACGTCCTGGCTTTATTATTGATGCCAAACTTTACCAGATATCCTATAAACGTTTCTACAGAACTAGTTTCAAGCTTAAGTCTGCCAGGAATAAATCTTCCACCATCATACATTTCAAAGTATGAACGACCAGGTTCTGGGTCATTTTGATAACAGGTTACAAACAATGATGCACAGCCAGAATCGATTACAACTGACCATGTTCTTGAATCCACCATTGAATATCCTGTAAATAACCTATCAACAACGTAACCGCTATCCCTAAGCCGCTTCATAAAATACCCCATCGTTGTTAACTTGTTAGCCATTACCCATCTCCTTTATTTTGTGTTTGGGGAAACAATATACTGTAGCGTGAAATCATCATCTTCGAATTTAAACATCATAACTCTGAGTTTAGTATTCATCTTGGCGATAATATCTTGATTTAGTCCACTGAACATCTTGAATATTTCAAACTTCATAAGCATTGGTTTTTTAACCTCAGTACCGCTATACTCATCTGTAATGAAATATGATACACTATCTGTATTTGCAACTTTCTTATCAGTTAACTCAGCATGTACGTTTTCATCTTTGGTATAGAAGTAAAGCTTATTTGATTCTGTTGCAAACGTAGAACCCTTTATAATATCAGAGGCCTTATCTTTGGATATTACAAAATCAGTATCAAACGTTAAATTTTTGATCTTTTCAATACTTACTGGTGCGCTAGGAATAACATCATCCTCTAAAAGATGATACGTAAATCTCATGTTCAAACTATTATATTCTATATTGTTTGAGTTTACATCTAACTCTATTTCATCGTTAGTGATGCAATTAAGAACCCTAGTAAGCTTATTCACACTTGGAATATTTAGGACTACTTCCTTTTCTTTGCCAAGGTCAGATTTAGTGTTTACCTTTGCAAACAAAATTGGATTGGTATCTGCTGTCGTAACCATACTCTGTATATGGTCTGGATATATAGATATAACACATCTATCGGCCACCTTTGCGATAGGTGAGAGGAATTTTGTCAGTAAGATGTTCTTATTCAATGTTATTTTCATATTAGTTATTCCTTACAATATTTTCCAATAGCTTTACTCGTTCTTCAAGTATTTGTTTTGACTCTGGCCCTTTATTCATTAATATTTTTATCTGTCGTTTTGACTCACTTACCATTTTGGTTGCACCTAACAATTCTCTATGTAATTGCTTTACTTGCTTTTCCAATAGCTTTACTCGTTCTTCAAGTTTTCTTTCTTTTGAAGTAGTAAAAATTTCCTTTACAGGAAGCGGCTTAGCATTTGGTCCACCTGGACTTGTGTTAAATAAGTCCTTGTTTTCCTCATTGTCTAACGACTCTTTCCATACGTCTTTATCTGTTTTACTCATTTAGATTTCGCCTTCTTATATCTAGGTTGTATTTTAGCACGTTTCAAAAGTAAATCAAGCTTTCTGTTAATGTCTTTTAACAATTCAACAACTTCACTAGCTGGTAAAACATTAGTGTTTGTAACTGGTGTTGCATGTCCAACAGTCATAGGTTGTGGCTGTACTGGTGCTGGTGCTGGTGCTGGTGCAGGTGCTGGTGAAGCAACTGGTCGTGACCCAGGTGCTATTGGAATTGCTGGCGCATTAGTATAATGTTTTATAGCTTCTCTCATCTTAGCATCTGCACCATCTGTTGGAATCATTAAATCGCCTACATTTACATTTTCGGTTCCAACAATTTCTGAACCAGTAGGCGTTGACTTAGGTTGTTCAATCATTGCAGCTTGTGGTATCACAGCATTATTAGTTGTCTGGACTGGTCGCTTATTAACGTTTTCTAAAAATTGTGAAGGATGTATCTTGTTAGCATTATTCGAAGATGAATTACCTATCATCTTTTGGTCAACACTATTTAAATGTCCACCTACTAAGGCAGCAACTTCGGCAGCAGCTATATCATCTTGTCTTGACATATTAATCTCCTAAAAATGGGTGGCTAGGGATTGTACCTAACCACCCATGAACTATATTAGAGGTCCTTCATAAGGTCATCGAGCTTATCTTGGACTTCGTTATCCCCTGCATCAGCAGAAGACTCTTCCGCCTTTGCCTCAGATTCCTCAGCCTTTGGCTCAGATTCCTCAGCCTTTGGCCCTTCCTCTTTCTCTTCAACAGTTGTACCCTTTTCATCGATCTGAGTTCCTGTATTTTCAGGTATATTCTTCTCGGCTGGTTCAGGTACACTTGTTACTTCGCAGAAGAAATGGGTGTCAAGGATTTCCTTAACTTCTTCTGGTGATTTTGCTTCAAAGACCTTATCCAACTGGAAAAGTCCTTCATAGGTGTCTTCGATTTTCTTATCATCCATTCCATCAATTGCGCTTTCACGTAGGAACTTGGAAGATACATAAGTAGGGTATCCACCGTCATTCTTTTCGACTGCGATACGAAGGTTACAACCCTCATCGGTCAAATCGAAAACTCTGGCACCGAACTCATCCTTATCAACACCTTCTGTAGCGTCACGGATAACCTTATCAAGTTGCTTACCATAACGAACAATCTTAATTGCACCGTTATTCTCAGAACTACTAGGATCATCTACTACGAATACGTTAACAAGCCACTGCTCTTTACGACCAAGCAGTTTTGCGTTCTCTTTATCTTCGGCATCGCCACGATAAAGGCGTACACGCTCTTCACAGATAGAACAACGCTGTCCTACTGTAGTTGGACATACTGTACTTACGAACTGACCTGTTGCAAGGCTCTTCCATCCATGACTGAAATAATGATACATCGTCTTTGAAATATCATTTACATCTGGAACCAAACGGACGAGGTAGTTGTTACCTATTGTTGTTTTAAGGATGTCCTTAAAATTACCACCTGAACGCTGTTCCGCCATTGCACCCTTGAGTGCGTCAAACATTGAAGCTGAAAACTTCTTACTCATAATTTATTTCCTTTTATTTTTTGTTACTTTGTTACTTTCTTATCTTTTGACATTTATATATTATCATAATCATTAGGGGTTTTCAACCCCCAATCTCATTTATTTGCATCACTTCATAATATCCCTCCTTTAACTTTATATGGGTGAGCTATACACCATTCCTTTATATCATTTTCACTAGCATGTTTATGGGCAGCGATTAGTGGTAGTGTCATAAACTCTTCTTTTGAAAGGTCATCTTCAACACTATCTTTACCAAAACTACTCTCTCGTTTCCTACAAGTATTTATCTCTGGGAATGGATTATACCACGATTTACCAAACAATTCAAGTGCTTCTACTTCACAATTTGTTTGATCAAATGGTGACAATGATGGACGTAATCCGAAGCTTGTAAACAAGCGTACTGCATCAGATTTCATTGCCATCATTCCTACCTCTACTGAGTCTTCTATATTTCTTGACTTCGATACATAACGTGGTGCCATTATCTGTTTGTTGCTATCCATGAACCTGTGCAAATTTGACACAAGATCAGTTCCTAAAAGTGTTCTGCATTGTACATGAATCAATACATCAAATTCTCTATTAAGTAATGCTTCCCAACATCCTGTTATGAAGCCGTTCCGAAAATAGTTCCATTCCTTTGAGTATGGTCTGGTCTTGGTTATACCATTCTGTACAACTGGAATATTAAGTGGATTCATTTCAGGGTCACTGTACGTTCCTGTTGACATAAAAATATAGGGATCATTACAAAAATAACGTATTCTATTGCGCCACTCTTCAAGTGACGGTTTTAGATAGTCAACCTGACTCTGTGAGTCCCAAGACGTTACTCCATATACCACAATTTTCATAATTTATCCTTTTCATACTTCTTCTTAATACTATACCATAATTAAATACAAAGTCAATAAGAAAGGCGCATACTCGTTATTCAAAATGGGCAGCTAATTTTTTGGACATTAATAATTTTCGATTTAAGACTAGATCATTATCCGTAACATTATAGATATATGACATC